AGATCCGCGTGGCCAATGGTCAGGAATCGATAGAGCTCATATCGGGGGCTCGATACGAGATAGTCGCGGCAACAAGAGATGGTAGCCGTGGTAAGACCGCGGATCTGTTATTTGTGGATGAGTTACGTGAAATTAGCGATGAGGCATGGACAGCGGCTAAGCCAATTACACGTGCTAGGCCTAATGCTCAAATATTACTAACCAGTAACGCCGGTGATGCCTTCAGCCACGTACTAAACAATTTACGCGAGCGCGCATTGAGTTACCCACCTAAGACTTTAGGGTTTTGGGAGTATTCAGCCGATGACTTCAGTAAACTGACAGATAAGAACGCTTGGTATCAGGCTAACCCGGCACTTGGGTACTTAGTCGATGAGGAAACTATCGCTGAGGCTATTGCAACGTCTACACCTGAAGCCAGTCGCACGGAAACCTTGTGCATGTGGGTGAGTGCTTTGAAATCACCCTGGCCTTATCGCGCATTTGAGGATTTGACTGTGCAGGATCTAAAACTAGAGCCAGGCCGCCTAACTATATTTGGCATGGATATATCTGTGACCAAAAAACAAGCATCATTGGTTGCAGGTCAATTAATGGATGATGGCAAGGTCGGTGTGGGCGTAGTGGCTCAGTTTGAAAGCCAGGTGGCCATAGATGAGTTGAAAATGGCTGTTGAGGTCGCTGAGTGGGCTAAACAATATAAACCGCGTTTAATTTGCTTTGACAAATACACAAGCATGAGCGTGGCCGAGCGTTTAGCGCAGACTGGTTACAAAATACAGGATATGAGCGGTCAGGTGTTCTATCAGGCATGTAGCGATCTATTAGATGCCATAGTAAACGAGAGATTGGTTCACTCAGGGCAGGATAGCCTTGTAAACTCTATGAACAACTGCGCTGCTAAGGAAACCGATGCAGGATGGCGCATAGTGCGGCGTAAGTCCGCCGGTGACGTGTCAGCTGCTATTGCTTTGGCTATGGTGACACACCAATTATTAAAACCACAGTCAAAACCGCAAATCTATGTCTGAAATGTCCGATTTGTGTGCTAACATAGACCGATGGGTCTTTTAGATCGTTTTCGTGGTCAAAAAATTGAAGCGCAAGCTGCGCCTCAATTGATGACAGATTCTTTCAATTATTTCCTACCCGGCGTACTAACTGCCGTAGGTCGCGAGGAAGCTATTAGCGTTCCCGCTGTTGCTAGATGCAGAAACTTAATTGCTGGAACAATTGCAACATTTCCTTTAGAGCTTTACAAAAAATCTACCGGTGAAAAACTTGGCAAGCCTTTGTGGTTAGAGCAGCCTTCAGTTTCACAACCGCGCAGCGTTACTTTGGCGTGGTCAATTGATTCTTTATTATTTTATGGCGTTTGTTATTGGCGCGTTACTGAAGTTTATTTTGATGATGGCCGCCCTGCTCGCTTTGAGTGGATTGCACCAGGTCGCGTTTCATTTGACACAGATCCAGTAAGCGAATACATCACACGTTATTACGTAGATGGCAAGCAAGTGCCTATGAGCGGTCTTGGATCACTAATTACATTTCAGGGATTAGATGAAGGCATTTTGGCTCGCGGTGCCAGAACATTACGCGCAGCAATTGATTTAGATAAAGCTACATCGGTAGCAACTGCAACTCCAATGCCTAGCGGAGTAATTAAAAACACAGGCGCAGATTTAAGCAAGGAAGAAGTCGATGCTATCCTTGCTGCTTGGAAGTCGGCACGTGCGCAACGCTCAACTGCATATCTCACAAGTACGTTGGATTACGTACCGACTTCTTATTCACCTAAAGACATGGGTTATGTCGATTTAATTCAGAACATGTCTACACAAATAGCGCGTTTAATGAACGTGCCAGCGTATTACATCAGCGCAGACATGAACAACAGCATGACTTATGCAAATGTTCAGGATGAGCGCAGACAGTTTGTTTCATTATCACTTGCGCCATATATTCACGCCATTGAGGATCGTCTATCAATGGATGATATTACTGCGCGTGGAAACATCGTTAAGTTTGACGTTGAGGATGCTTTCTTAGCTGTTAATGCTTTGGAACGCCTAGCCGTCATTGAAAAAATGCTTACTCTAGGTTTGATTACTGTCGAGCAAGCGATGGAAATGGAAAACCTATCACCTAATGGATCGGACAGCGATGCGCCTAACGTTCTCTAACGATATTACTTGCAACGCTGAGGAACGCACTATTACCGGCAAAATCGTGCCGTTTGGTAATGAAATTGGATACACCTCAGCAGGTAAAGTAGTATTTGAAAAAGGATCTATTCAGATTCCTAGCAACCCAAAACCAAAACTATTACTAGAGCATGATGCAAAAAAGCCTCTAGGCCGTATGGTTTCTTTCGAGGAAACCGATGAAGGCATTTATGCGACTTTCAAAGTAGCTAACACCTCACGCGGAACCGATGCACTTATCGAAGCATCAGAGCAACTACGCAGCGGCTTATCAGTAGGCGTTGAAGTAATTGACAGCAAGCGCGATGGTGGAGTTATTAAAGTTTTAGCTAGCAAGCTATACGAAACAAGTCTTGTTCAGGCAGCAGCATTTAAGAGTGCTGAAGTTCTGAACGTTGCGGCTTCTGAGGATGAAGTCGTAGAAACACCTAACCAAAACGAAAGCGAGGCAGTCGTGGAGAATACTCCAGACACCGCAACCGTTGAGCCTGTGGTCGAAACCCCTGCGGTAGAGGCTGCTCGCCCAACTGTTACAGCACCAATTTACGCAAAGCCACGCCTAGAGTTCACAAAGGCTAAGTACCTAGAAAACACTCTACGCGCTAAGTTCCTCGGTGACGAGGAAGCTGCACTATATGTTAAGGCAGCAGATAACGAAACAACAACAGCACCGGGCATGGTTCCTACACGCCAATTGACAGAGGTAATTAATCCATTGTCAAATGCTGATAGGCCGCTAATTGATTCAATCAGCCGCGGTACCTTGCCTGATGCAGGCCTTGTTTTTCAAATCCCTAAGATCACCGCTGTTCCAACAGTAGATCAGATTGATGAAAACGATCCTGTAACAGAGTCACAACTAACTGCACAGTTCATTAACGTAGATGTTAAGTCCTTCAAAGGTCGCGCAATCACCACAGTCGAGTTAATTGATCGCTCATCTCCTGCGTTCTATGATGAGCTTGTTCGTCAGATGGAGTTCGCATACGCAAAGGAGACAGATTCCTACGTAACTGCACAAGTAGCTAACAATGGTGCGCTAAACGCAACCGGACAAGCTAACACCGCAGATGGTATTTTGAAGTACATCTCAAGCGCAGCTGCAGCCGTTTACTCAGCTTCTCTTGGATTTGCTCGCAATATTGTTGTAACGCCTGAACAATGGGCTAACATCATGAGCTACAACGATGGCGGTCGCCCTATCTACATCGCAAGCAACCCACAAAACGCAGGTGGCTCACTTTCACCTAACTCAGTACGTGGAACCGTTGCAGGTTTAGATCTACGCGTATCACGCTTTATCACCGGTGCAGGCGGAGACAACACAGCTGATTACTCAATGGTTGCTTTGAACCCAGATGCCTACACATGGTATGAGTCACCACGCTTCCAGCTACGTACTAACGTAAATAGCGATGGAACAATTGACTTGCTTTACTACGGCTTCGGCGCATTGGCGACCAAAGTCGGTGCCGGTGCAAACTGGTTCAACAAGTCCTGATCTAACTAAATAGATCGTTAAAGTTACCCCGGCGCACAGCCCTTGCGCCGGGGCTAACATAAAGAGAGGAAAACATGCCAGCCACTTACGTAACAGTCGCCCAGCTTCGTGCTGCGCTTGGAATTGGCAGCCTCTATACAGATGCAACACTTGAAAGCGTGTGTCAGGCCGCTGAGAACATAGTCAAAGACAAGCTATGGTTCAACGATCAGCCTGTTGTTGCATTAGAAGGTTTTGGGTCTTACGGCAAGGTGTTTTTACCAACCACAGCCGATCAATTTTACGTAGGCCAAACAGTCACAATAGAAAACGTGCGACAGCATTTTAACGGCACTAAAACCCTTACTGCTGTTAATGGTCACTCTATAACTTTTAATTTGAACCAACCTGTAACAGAGCCTTATCATCAAGTAGTACCTTATGGGCGTGTTTATGCCGCCACTAACATAGATTATGAAACTTTACCTGAGGTCAATCAGGCTTCCCTAATGATTGCAGTAGATATATGGCAGGCTCGTCAAGCATCAAACGCTGGCGGCATCTCACCTGACTTTCAACCTTCGCCTTACCGGATGGGTAATACCCTTATGGCTCGCGTGCGTGGGTTGCTTGCGGATCACCTAGCACCGGGCGGTCAAGTCG